AGTGTTTGAACAACTGCTCAGTCACCTCTACATCACGATGGCAGTAAGATAACATCTCCTCTGTGAGGCCACCCTCGAAGTCCTTGAAGTTATCCTTAGGGTAGCCTAGCTTCTCTCCCCATGTGGCTAGGCTGTGTGATCCGATACCGAAGTCAACAGTCATGGATACTACAAGAGTGTCAACGATCTTAGTCATGTCAATGACTGGTCCTACGATCCTATTGATAACAGGCCCATCGAAGTTAATGAAGTTATGTCCTACCCACCGGGTAACTTTCTTAGCGTACTCGACAAACCTTTTACGTTCAGCCATGTCTACGTGTACATTAAGGAACTCATTAGCGATACCTGTATCTTTCTCCTTAGTGCAGATGCACCAGATCTTCTTAGCATCTAGGCTTTCTGTTTCTATGTCTGCGAATACTATCATTCCATCTTCCCTATCCAATGTGTTGTATCATCGAAGGGGTTAAGTCCACCTCCCCCTATCTTCTGTGAGCTTGAAGGTTGCCTCTTCAAACTTGAGCTTACCTGCGAATCCTGTCTTACCTGCTGGTCTGTTCTTGATAAGCAATAGTTGTGTTGTGTTTCTTTCATCACGATCCTCTGACATCTTGTCTCTCTGTAGTTTAACTACAACAGAGGCACGTTTAGATATTGTCCTACAGTCACGCACCTGACCATCATCATTCTCGTGAGCAATGGTTACGATACCTACGTTAAGCTCAGAGGCTAGGCGAGACAGCTGTACTGACAAAGCAGACAACCATTTCTCTACTGACTCGTCACCCTTGCGTGAGTAGGCTAGGTCTTGGATGGGTTCAAAGAACACATAGTCCACACCACAGGCCTCACGAAAGTACCTGATCTTTTCTAGGATGTCCATAGGGTCTTCGTCAACTGCTATCTGGAACTGATACAACCTCTCCTCTGCGGTCAACTCAGTGATAGCCCTTTTCACATCCTCCTCCATGTCGTGCTCTTCGATCAGGTCACGGCGAGTGAGGTTCTTGTTGAGGTGGTACGACACAAGGCCTAGAACACCACGTTTCTCTGTCTCCTCTAGGTGGCATATAGCAATCTTAAGATGCTTGTGCTCAGTTAGTATGTAGTACTCTAGGTATCGCATGAACTCTGTCTTACCAATACCCTCAGGTGCTTGGAACACAGTGAAGTGTCCTTGCATGAGACCTAAGGCTACATCATCAAACGATTCGATACCAGTAGACACATAGACTGCATCATCTTGCTTGTCAAACAACTCAAGGAACTGCTCCGTTGTGTTGCGGATATTGTCAGGTGAGTACCGCTTGCAGTTATAGAACGCAGCTTGGTAACTTGCCTTAGCATTGCCCTGTAAGAACTCATTAGCATCCTTGAACTTGTCATGGATGATCTGGTATGTCTTACTAGGAAACAAAGCACCGATCTTAGTAGCAAGAGACTTACCTGCTTGGTCATTGTCCACAGACAAGATGATCTTATCGAAGCTATCTAACCACTCCTTTGCTTTACCTTGCCAGAGCTTCTGGTTAGGCGTTGCGCTGGGCACAGACACACAAGGGTACTTCTTGTCGAGCATCTGGAAAGCAGACAGTGTGTCTAACTCACCCTCACATACTACAACAGACCTAGATGAACCTGAGTTAAACTTATCCATACCGAATAGTTCATCTGTCTTGAACCCTTTGTCTGTCTTGAAGGCCTTGTCCTTGATGTTGCGTATCTTACGGGAGCCACTAGGGTAGGTGTAGACTTGGTTGTTACCGAATGTCTTAACACCGTACCACTCCATAGTGTCCTTACGTACACCCCGGTAGTCTAAGAAGCCTCCGATACCTTCAACCTCTACTGGTTCTCTTTGTATCATGTGTACTGTATCCTTCAATGGGTAGGTATCCTTAGCCCAACTCTTGAGAGACATACCCTTTGATGGGTAGCTCTTGTCGCAGCTATGACAGTAACCTAGCATCTTATCTGAGTTGTAAGCAAAGGCATTAGAACTCTCACAGTCTTGGTGAGGGCATGGCTGGTGTGTTATCTCTTGTGCTTGCATTATCCCCTCACAAACTGTAGCTTAAACATACCCTCCGAAGAGTTTATAGATGCTACAAGATCCATTAGCTGTTGGTATGACAGACAGATTAACTCATGACTGTCAAGTGATTCCTCGTACTGTCGGATGTATACTTCATTGTTATCTGTTAAGACAACCTCAACATCCTCGTGGCTATCTGTCTCGTCCATGATTACTACAACAGAGGCATCTGATTCGAACTCAACTGTGTACATCTGGCTGCTCCGCTACAAGTATGTTAACGTGTGCTACGTTACCCTCAACACGAGTAATCTTATACTCTAGCCCTGCCTTGGTGAGTAACAATCTTAGTTGACCTACAGGTATCATAGTTTATCCTCTCCATTCAGTTGATTGATACGCATCTGTGAGTACCTAATAACTTTCTCTAAGTCAATGATCTCACTTTCTACCTGCGTCTTACCCTCGTACATCTTGTACCCTGCACGACTGGCATACTTAACAATGTTACCTCGCCAGAACTCAAAGCCATTACGCATGATGTATGTGATAGGCTCAATGGTCCACCTTGCGTAGTGCTTAGGTTCGTTCACGATGTCTGCTGTATGCTCTGCCAATACACTCTCCTTAAAGTCTTCATGTTCTTTTATTAGTCTATTCCATTCACTCTTTATCACGGCATACCTCCTCATACTTAAAGAACAACTGCTCGAACTTCCACTCGTATAGCTGCTGCATACCTATCAAGGTGTTCATCATCTCGTCATGTGTAGGCTCACGTTCACCATCACCTATCTGTTTGAATACTGTCTCAAGGTCATTACATACACGCCAACAGTCTAGTATCATTGGTTCTAAGTCATACAGTTTAGCCATCATCATCCTCCGTTAGTGCGTCCCAAGATACAGGGAATAGTTCAATCATCTTGTGATCTATCTGTCGTGCTACCTCTCGTGTCTCTGCCTGAGTATCAGACTTGCAGCGTAGGTTACACATATCAGCGAAGGCATCAAGACTACCTGACCAGTACCACTCAGTCACCATGCTCTGTGGCAACACCATACGTGCCTGCTCTGGTGCTACACCCTCAGCCAGCAAGGTCTTGTAGGTAGATAACTGCCTGTGCCACTGTACCTCTTGGTCAAGGACTATGCTAACTGAACCCTCACTACCTTGCTTCTTGTCAGCACTACGTCCACGCCATTCATCAGGCTCATAGAACTCAGGTTCATCATCAACGTACCTACGACTGATCTCATTCCAACGTAGGAACTTATGCTTGACTAGCTGTCGTGCTACAAAGATGGGAGCCTTGATGTGAAAGCTGGCGAAGCAGTGACCGAATGGGCTGATGTGCTTATGCTTGGCTAGGTAACGGATCAGCTTGGCATCCTTATCCTTGAGGTAAGGTGGACCCCACATATTATCCTCCATGACACTTGTCTTACCAAAGGACACACGGGCTGCATTAGCTACAGTCAGGTCATTACCCATGTGATTAACGTAGGTTGCTTTAATCATATACCCGTACTCCAATACATTCTATTGTCTCTAGTTTATCATTGACTAGCACAGAGGCTATGCGTAATTCTGTCATGCACTTTGTTTCATTGTCGAAGGTGCCAAGGTGGTGATACCTAACACCCTGCTCTGGTACAGCATCGAACCATATAAGTAAGAACATTAGTTTCATTAGAAGGGTACCTCTCCGTTTATATCTCGTGGATCTTTGAATGTGTAGTCAAACCTATCGTCTTGCTTGACCTGCACCTTCGATTGTTTAACTACAACACCCATCTCTTGCAGGTGTCTCTCTAATTCTGGTGTCATAACCTTACCTCCATACTTATACATTAGTACGAAACCTATAGTGCTGTCAACTACTCTTTGTACTTTTCTTTGTAGCCTACTAACTTTTTAATCTCGTCACTCTCATTAATACTGAAGATACGTTCAAGATCATCACGCCCGAAGGTACTGTATGCTGTCTTGTTTATATCATCCTTGCACATGGTGCAGTAGTATCGATTCTCCTTACCATCATAGAATGAAGGGTCAGGTAGGTTGCAACAGAAACATCTCATGGTCTTATCCTTTAAGTATCTTTGTTTAAAGTATCCTTATAACACAGATACTTTAAGGGTATATCCTTTAAGTAAAGATAGGGTATCACAACTCAGTGCTGTTGTCAACACCCTTTTCTTTCTCGTGTGTTGCTACCTTGTAGCCTTCTTCGAACCCTACCCAGAAGGTCTGGTTGTGTGCATCATCTGCTATACCTTCTGCGTCTTTTCGTCCCACTATGAAACCGATAGCTGCTAACAGAAATCCAACAAACATTTCTTCTATTGTTACACCACTCATTGCGGTATCCCCTCTTCTTGATGGGCTGCTACGTTAAAGATGAAAGCCCTACGAATCTCTGGTTGGTTAGGGATAGCTAGCTTGATTAGCTCTAGCTTCTCCCTTGCCTCTCTCACATTAAGTTTACCTGTTACTGTCTTGAATGTATCATCTTTTGTTTCCACTAAGATGATGTAGTTGTTAGGGTTGCCTGTCATTGTATTATCCTTATTTTAGTATGCTACTGGTGAGCATAACTACGAGGTAGATTACTAGGAAACGTCCGGCCCAGAGGCTATATGTCGCAGGCATGGGCACGGACAGGAAGATGCTAAGTAGTACTAGCCAAGTTAGGAACATCATGTACGCAGTAAGTCAAGCACTTTGTGATATACAACAGCACGGTCACTGTAGTATTTCATTAGATCTACGTCAGAGAAATCAATCTCACCCCAGCCTGTGCTTTCTAAGTCAGATTCTATCATCTCTTTTAGCATCATCACTTCACTTGTGTATAGTTCTAGCTTATCCATTATCCATCTCCTCTACAAAATCATCCTTAAACATATCAAACCAGTCTGTATTTGTCAACCCTGTCTTTAAGAATTCACGTTCAGCTGAGTTAAGCCTAGGCATAGCCTCTTGTATTAACATTCCATTTCTCCATGCGCTGTACTCTTCTTCGGTTACATCTAGCCGCCAAGTATTAGTTCTCTTAGACCACGGGCTGCGTCTTTTAATGTCCATCATATCCTTATCTCCTCATTTCTTAATTAGGTACTCAAGATAATCTGAGAAGTCTCGGCCTTCTCCTGTTAGACTAGCAAGGAATTGTCTTTTATGTGATGGGTCTTTGTGAAGGGACACCCACCCCTTATCCTTTAAGCAAGTTATCAACCGCCATGCGTGAGTTGGAGTTAGGCCTAATGCTTTCCCTGCTTTCTTTAATGAAACCTCCTCTTTGTCAACTACATAAAGAAAAGCTAAGAGATGGTCCATTGATAGCTTGCTAGGTGAGTCCTTTCTATTAAGCATGGTGCCAGATCTACGGAATTTTAACAGTACATCCGATAGGTTTTTTATTGAGTTGTTCATATCCTTACCCCTTACCCTGCGAAGTGCCGAAACTGTCTGACACTGTAACGATTAGCCTTACGTTCAAAGTATACAGTGAGTTTACCTAAGTGTAAAGCCTTAGTTGATTTACCTTGAGTGATACCATAGCCACGGCTAAGGTTCTTACGTTTGCGTACCATTCCCTTGATACCTAGTGCATTGAAGCGAAAGCCTTTTGTGCCGTCATTCAGTGGTTGTGTTGCTACAATAATAAACATTTTAGTTCTCCTTGGTTGGTTGGTTGGTTTATCTAGGTGCATCCTTCGAGGGAGGATAGCAAGGATGCACCCGATAAGTCAACCCCTTTCTAGTGTTTAGTGTAACTAATATTAGCTACTGTTTTAGTCCAACAAGCACGGCAATCGCCACAGTTGTTGCCTTGTGTTGGTGCTGGGCAAGCGTAGCCGTGAACAGACTGGCCCTTGCGGTGCACTGTACTCGTTAGCGTGTGTCCAGTCATAGGCTTGTCACCTATCATAGTAGAGCTGACACGGATAACTAAGTTACTAGGTTCCTTGCCATACCTCTTGCGGTACTCTTTGACAATCTTAGCTTCTCTTGTTGGTAACCAGTGCTTAAAGTTAGGTGTCTTTTCACAAGCTATCACGATAGCACGTAGCATGTCAACACTGTCTAGGTCACCACTATCAAACCACCTATGGAAGTACTCTTGCGACTTAGCTGCTATCCGCTTGATCTGGAAAGCTACAGCATCTGCCCATCGTTCGGGGTTCTCTGCTATCATAGTTGTAGCCTTGATATAGTTAGCCTGCCAGCCTTGGTTGACGCTAGGCCTTAGCTTTTGTAGTTTCCTAGCATAGCAACCACTACACACGCTACCCTCTACCTTGGCTAGTTTAGAGCCTACCTTACAAGCGAAGGCATCCGTCGAGAAGGTTGAACCCGGCATCTTGCTATTACCCGCACTTATACGGGATTGCAACACTGCATCTTTTACTTTCCATGTCATAACTGTTTACCTTTCCAGTTGATTAAGTTATCTAGTGACACCCTATAGAGTGCCACCGATAAGTCAACCCTTAAAATAACTTCCGTTAGGTCCGACAAAGTTACCAAGTCTAGAAATATGGCCTATTGAACAGAGTCCTATGCCACCCTCTTCCCTGTGATGTTTCAGCCTTAACCTGTTCCATTCAGATTCAATCGTGTCGGATTTACTTACCAACACCTTAGTATTAGTTGCGTATTGTAATTCTACTACCTGCGTAAGTGCCATTGTCTTGATTCCTTGTTGTTTGTTTCGATGAATCATTAATCACATATCCAGAAAAGGATTGCAACAACTATTTTCACTTTTATCTAAACTATTTTACAATTCACTGAATTCATTACATTCTTTTATTGATTTTATTTACTACAAACCCTTTGTTCCTGGTTCGTTCTCATACTTAGTTTTACACTATATAGTATTACTAACAGATCAGACTAGATAGGTCAGTGTTGTTGACGTATTATTCTAACAGAACCAATCCGATAGGTCAGTGGTGTTTACCTATTCAGTATTTCCCTTACAAAGTGTTATACTATAACATAAGTCCAGTTCACCTAGTCGGATAAGTCCAGTTAGGAATAGGTCAGTACTCTTGACGTATCTCCCCGGCAGGACTGTGACATAAAAGAGACAGGGGGTGTGATAAATATGTTACAGTCTAGGGTGCGGCAAGGGGGTCAGGGGGTATCCTCTGTATAGTACAATACGACATAAAATTATCTCAGGAAAAGATGGCCTCGTGCAAAGGGTCTCAGAGAGCCTGTAAGCACAGTTCCTAGGCATGGGTAGCCAAGACACCCCTACCATCACTGTACGGGCAGCACAGAGCCTCTTAGGTACATTGTAGATCTGGTCGGCGGTGTACACTACAAGGTAGTCCCTTATCCTTTAAGGATCTATCCTTTAAAGGTTCTGTGTAGTAAGTATTAATATAAACTTATAACACAGATACTTTAAGGATCTTTCCTTTAAGGATAAAGATAAACCTTATACTAAAGATACTTTAAAGGTATTATCCTTTAAGTAAGATAGGGTAACAGATCTCTTAAGAATTGTCAAGAGTTTTATTAATTAATAATTTTAACACAATCTTTGTAGTTAGTGCTTGACAAGCACCATAGTTCTGTAGTAATATATAAGTATAGGGTAGAGGAAACTTTTGAGTAGCGAGTAATAAGGGCTGAACCATGAGCATGTACAACTTACAACAACTAAAGACTGACAACGGCATCATAAGAACTAAGAGCTTGTTCTATGAGCTGTCGTATGCAGACCCTGAGTTCTCTTTGTTCACCTTAAAAGAAGAAGACATGGTAATGCCTAACGGCAGGCCTATTGTAGCACTAAGTAAGTTATATCTTGCCTTCGCAACAATGGACCCTACAGAATACACCTTCGCTATTAGTGTCTTTGGTAGTTGGGAAGTCTGGGAGAAGATGCAGCTTACTGCTCCTCTCAAGAAGCCTATCGAGAAGTGGCGTAGGGAAGCTGATGTTAAACGTAAGTCACTAGCCTTTGAGTCTGTCATTAAGGAAGTACAAGAGGGTGGACGTAGTAGTTACTCAGCGGCTAAGTTCCTTATTAATGAGGAATGGAAGGCTAAGGAGGATGGACGTACAGCCCGTAAGGCTAAGAGTCAAGAAGCTAAGTCTACCTCTGAGGAGGCCTTCGAGAGGGCTGGTGTAACTGATGACTTAACTAGACTAAAAGAGCAAGGTTTAATTAACTGAGGAACATCGTTCCGATATTCTAAGTAGCAAAGCTACGATTCTAAAGGAGAAACGACATGGCGAAGCAGCCAGTAGTAAATACTATTAGCTCTGGGTATGCTTCTCAGAGTCAGCTGAATGAGAACTTCAGTAATATACAAACATCATTCAATAACACTCTGTCGTTAGATGGTAGTACACCTAATGCTATGCAAGCTAACATAGACATGAACAATAACGACATCATCAATGTTAGTGGTATCTACGTAGGTGGTGTGAATGTACTTAACGTCTTAGACAATGTTACGGTTAGTACTGCATACCCTAGTGGTGGCAATGACGGTGACATCTGGTTTAAAGTTAGTTCTTAATAGGCTACTAAACATAAAGGAATACAAACATGGCTGCTCTTTCAGATCACGCAGAGAAATTACTACTTGACTTTCTAATGACAACAGGCACGGCTACTCGTCCTACTAACTGGTATGTAGCTCTATACACAGGTGCACCTAGTGATTCAGGTGGTGGTACAGAGGTATCAGGTGCTGGCTATGCTCGTCAATCTGTAGCCTTCGATGCTGCTACTTCACCCGGTGGTACGACTAGCAACTCAGCTGATGTTAGCTTCACAGCTGCAGGTGGTAACTACGGTACTGTAACTCACTTAGGTATCTTCGATGCTTCTAGCTCAGGTAACCTGCTATGGCACGGTGCCTTGACTGCAGATAAGACAGTAGAAGATGGTGACACAATTACCTTTACTGCAGGTAACATTGACTTGACAATGGCATAAGCTGATGTCGGGTGGTTTCAGAATATCAGAATCTGGTGATAGTCGAGTTTCTGAGTTAGGAGACTCCCGTATCACTGAAGAACTAATCTTTGCTTCCTGTTCTCTAAGTACTACAGCTGGTGGCTTAATCCTAACTGAGGCAGGTGATACTCGTATATCTGAAGATGGTGCATTCCGTGCCTCAGAGAACTACGAAGCTAACCTAGCTGACTTTACTGGTTCCCTTGTTCTACAGGGTGCTACTAGCCTCTCAGGTGGTGGTGGTGTCATCACTGCAGGTGAGGTAGCTCAAGTAGACTTTGCTGACCTTACAGCTACTGGCTCTATGAGTGTTGAAGCTACTGCATCTGTTATTAGCTCAGTTAGTGAGACTGCTAGTAGTTCTGTTGTAGCTGACCCTGATGTTACTCGCAATGGAGCAATAGCATTACAATCAAGTAGCTCTATTGGTTCTACGTTCTCCTTTGTCTTTGGTGGTCTCTTCACTGCTGATCCTGAGGATGAATACCAGAGGGCTACTGAAGCAGGTGACACACGCATCACTGAAGACGGTGACATTCGTATTGTTGCAGACGTACTACCTAATGCTGGTGAAGGTATCTTCAATGCTTCGTACACATACATTGCATTCAGTTCTACTGCCTACGTTAAGTACAACGGCGAGTGGACACAGTTTACACCTAAGGTAAACAACAACGGAACGTGGGAAGACCCACTTGCTATATACAAAAAGACAAACAGTCAGAACTGGAAGAGGGCATTCTAAATGGCTAACATTAAAATCTCAGAAATGACAGCTGCTGGTGCTGCTTCAGGTACTCAGGAGTTCGAAGTAAACGATGGTGGTACAACCAAGAAAGTAACGGGTGCTCAGATTGCAGCATACGTTAATGGTGAACTGACACTCGCTGACCTAGGTATTACATCTAGTGCAGCTGAAATCAACTACACAGACATTGCTACCTTAGGTACATCTGAGGCAAGTAAGGTAGTTACAGCAGATGCTAACGGTGACGTTACTCTCACACAAGAACTTAAGGCTACCTCTTACAATGAGTCCTATGTAGCAGTCACCTCTTCAGGTGCAGCTACTACAGTGAACTGTGAGACTGGTAACACATTCAGCCACACGTTGACAGAGAACACTACGTTCACGTTCAGCAACCCACCTGCTACTGGTACAGCCTACAGCATGTCTGTAGAGATCATCCA